GAGTGCATTCCCAGATGTTGGTGGTGTTGCGAAGTATGATCCTATTATGATTTCTCTTGTCAGGAGAGCAATGCCTAACTTGATTGCATACGATGTTTGTGGTGTGCAACCAATGACTGGTCCTACTGGTCTTATTTTTGCTATGAGAGCAAGATATGTATCAATGAGTAAGTCACCAGAGGCCCTTTACAACGAAGCAGACACAAATTATTCTGCTAATAGTGGTATCACACAAACAAGCAATGTTCCAGGACTTAGCATCGTTGATGGTGGTTCGGGCGCATATGCCGCTAATACATCTGCTATTACTGCGAGTGGTGGAAAAACAACAGCCGCAGGTGAGACAATGACACCTAATAACATGGCTTTCTCAATTGAGAAGGTTACTGTTACTGCGAAAACAAGAGCCTTAAGAGCAGATTACACAATGGAAGTTGCTCAGGATCTTAAAGCAGTTCATGGTCTTGATGCAGAAACAGAACTCAGCAATATTCTTTCCGCTGAGATTCTTGCAGAAATTAATCGTGAAGTTATTCGCAAGATTTACAGAGAAGCCGTTGTTGGTGCCGCAACAAACACCACAACTACAGGTATCTTTGATCTTGACACAGACTCAAATGGTCGCTGGTCCGTAGAGAAATTCAAAGGTCTCATGTTCCAGATTGAGAGAGAAGCAAACGAGATTGCGAAGAAGACTCGTAGAGGAAAAGGTAATATGATCATGACCTCTTCAGATGTCGCTTCTGCACTTCAAATGGCTGGAGTTCTTGATTACGCTCCTGCTCTTGATAGCAACAATCTTAATCCTGATGATGCAGGAAACACTTTTGTTGGTGTACTTAACGGTCGCTATCGTGTTTATGTTGATCCATATGCAGTAACAAATGCCGCTAACTACTTTGTAGTTGGATATAAAGGATCGTCTGCATACGATGCTGGCATGTTCTACTGTCCATACGTTCCATTACAAATGGTACGTGCGGTTGACACAACCACTTTCCAGCCAAAAATTGGATTTAAGACTCGATATGGTCTTGTAAGAAATCCATTTGCAACTGGAGCAGTAGCACCTGATAGTTCAGGATATTCGGACATTAGTGCCGATAATGCTGGTGCATCAGCCAATGAGTATTACAGAATCGTAAGAGTAAATAACTTAATGTAATTTTCTCTGAAAATTTAGATTATACATAGAGGAGAAGGGTAAAACCTTCTCCTTTTTTGTTTTTGGAGACATTATGCATTCTAAAGTTGATTTATATAAACAAGATATTCCCTTTCCCGGTGATTCTCTTTGGCCCCATCGATACCTTATAAAAAAAGTAATAAAAAATACAAAATCAAAAACTGCATTGGATTATGGTTGTGGAAAAGCAGGGCTTTATATAAATGAAAAAATTCATTTATCGTGGGGAATTAAGAAGATAGGACTTTATGATCCTGCAATACCAATGTGGTGTAATTTACCAGGAGACAATTTTGATTGTGTCATTTCTACAGATGTTTTAGAACATGTTCCAGAAGAAGAAATAAATGATACTTTAGAAGAAATTTTTACATTATCAAATAAATGTACTTATTTAAATATAGCAATGTATCCTGCCCGCCATATTTTACCAAATGGTGAAAATGCTCATTGTACTTTAAAACCAAAAGATTGGTGGAGAACTAAAATAGCTGAAACAATAAAAGAAAATATTGAAGTTCATGTTGTATATTCGTATTCACATGGTGTTGGAAATACAGAATATGAAATTTATAAAAAAACATGATTTTTTGTATAGGTAATGGTAAGTCAAGACAAAAAATAGACTTGCATTTTTTGAAGAAATACGGTATAATATATGGAAGTAATGGTCTTTATCGTGATTTTGCTCCCGATAAACTTATTGTGGCTGACCCAGAAATGCTTAATGAAATAGTTGAATCTGGTTATTCTAAAAAAAATGTAGTTTTTACGACCGAGTATGGATACAAAATCTCTCCAACAAGGAGACTCTCCAATTTTCTCCAGTCACGTGATCGAGATCATAAAATTTCTTTAATACCCTTTAAGAAGATATATCCAGTAAATACTGGATGGATAAGCATTAGATTGGCTTATCATTTTCATCCAGAACATCAAATATATATGATAGGATTTGACTTATTCGGTGATAGAAATAATATTTATGATGATACTAATAATTATCCAACAATAATGCGTGGAATATCAGCTAATAGGGAATTTCATTCCGCGGAAGATGAAAGAATTGGATTGTTTTATTTGTTAAAAGATCATTTTTGTCCAAAAATAAGATTAACAAGAGTTATTGATGATGATACAAAAATTGAAAATATTGATAATATAACAACAGAACAATTTATGGAAGAAATAACGTGGCAGTAGTTATAATAGGTAATGGAAAATCCAGACAACATATGGATTTAAATAAAATCAAAGAAAAAGCATGGACATTTGGATGTAATGCTTTATATCGTGATTTTGCTCCTGATTATCTTTTAACCATTGATTCTCATGTCACTCATGAAATTATGGATAGTGATTATTCTTTAAACAATAAAGTTGTTATTAGTAATATGAATTCTCTTCCAGGAGAAGTTAGAGATTCTATGGAGATTCCTGATGGCGCCACATTTTATGAAAATGAACCAACTGGTTATGAATTCATTTTTAATGGATATAGACATCATTATTATATAACTTGGATAAAAGAAAAAAGTCAAATAATGCATATCCCTTGGCAAGATGATGGTTGGGGATTAAGTGCTGGTATACAAGCTATAAGATTAGCACATATTTATTATCCTAAAGAAACAAAATATTTGGTAGGTTTTGATATATTTGGTGAAAGAGATAATATGTATGATGATACTAATGGATATCCATCAGAAGGGGCGCCTAATGATATGATACAAGAATTTATAGATGGTTTTAAATACTTACTAAATACTTATGATGATTTTGTAATTAAAAGGGTTATTGATCAAGATCAATCATTAGAAAATATACCAAATGTATCGGAAGACGAACTATGGCAGAATCTAGCAACCAACCAAAAAATTTAAATTATTTTATACCCACGGGTTTTAAATTTATGATTCAGAAAATTCCAAACGTGAATTTTTTCTGTCAATCATGTAATTTGCCTGGTTTATCATCGGGTCAGTATTTACAGGTAACTCCTCTTAGAGATATTCCTATTGCGGGAGATAAAGTACAGATGAATGAACTACGTGTTAGATTTATAATAGATGAAGAATTGAAAAATTGGTTAGAAATTTATGATTGGATAAAAGGTCTTACTTTTCCTGATAATACAGAACAATATAGAAAACTTGCAGAAGCAAATGTGCCTAATCCTAGGGGAGACTTATATTCTGATGGCACATTATCAATTCTTACAAGTAATAAAAATGTTCAATATGTGGCAAAATTTACAGATTTGTTTCCTGTAGATTTAACTGATATAGAAATGTCTTCTGATGTTGCTGATTCAGAAGTTGTTGCCGCAGATGCTACATTTGCATATTCCACATACAATATAGAGAGAATGATCGGAGAACATTAATTATGAGGTATAATGAAATTAGAAGATATTCAAAAATTATGGACCAGTGATTGTGTTCTAGATGATGTACAATTAGATGTAGAATCAAAAAGAATACCCGAACTTCACAATAAATATTTTAAAATTTTTTCAGAAGAGAAATTAAGACTCGTAAAATTCGAGTCGAAGAAGAAAGAACTGTCTAAATTGAAATGGCTTTATTATACAGGCAAACTTGATAAAAATAGTTTAGAGAAAATGGACTGGGAACCGTTTGAGTTAGATATTAAATCTAGAAATAAATTAGATTTAGATAGATTTTTAAATTCAGATAAAGATATGATTGATATGCAAGAAAAACTTGAATATCAAAAAGAAAAAATTAATTATTTAGAATCAATTATAAAAACAGTTGTCAATAGAAATTTTTTGATTAAGAATATAATTGATTGGAGAAAATTTACTTCAGGAGCATAATGTACGATTATTTGATCGTTTCGCCTCAATTATTTGAAATTGATGGGGGCGCTATGGGAGGAACCGAAAGACAAGTTTTAACAGTTGCGGAAAAACTTGCCAGTGAAAATTTTAATGTTGGATTAGTACATTCTTTAACAGATGGACATGATAAAATAATAAACAATGTAAAACATTTAAATTTTTATAGACATTTTTATGCTAAATCAAGAGTAAGACTAATTTGTAATCATATTAATTATACTGGTAATACTTGGAAGTATTATCAAATGTTTAATCCCCATATTAAAGCATTATCACCTTTAGAAAAGAATTCTGGTGATAAAAATTATATTTGGTTACATAATTGGTCAACTTGTCATGAAGAAGTTCCTAGAATATTTTTATCAGATGCACTCAAATCATATGTACATGATAAAGGAAAAAAAGTGGAGGGT